CACATATAACCTGGTGGGCAATCAGAGTCAATTAAGCAAGTTTTACTTAATTTAATATAATATAAACCAGCTAAGTTTAAATACCATATAAACAATACAGAGATTATAGGAAGAAACACTAAAACTAATGGTATTAAAAATATTTTCATTTTACACCTCCACTATTATTATACCACAAAATGGAGTAATGTCAATAAGCACTTCGGCTGGTTTTTTTGAAAAAAGTTACTTGTTTTCCAAAATTTAGTCACCTGTTTTTTATGTGTATAATTGCCTTTTTGCACCTCTTATTGCAACTCTTTTATCTTTTTCCCTCTTATCCTTAATAACTTGATAAATTCCACTTATATTTAAAAACCATACAAAAGCCACAGGAAATAATATCAAAGGTATTGCTACTGCTAGTGCTACAAAATAAACAAACATTTTGTTAACCTCCAGATTTATTTGAAGCTCTCTTCTAAGCTTCGATTGCATTATATCATATTACAGAACGCTTGTCAAGCGTATTATTACTACATTTTTCTAAGCATTTATACCTTTTTTTAAAAAACTTGACATTTTCGATATTTTGTGGTATAATATATATAGTGAAAAAATAATTTGTTTTTGAAGGAGTAAAATGCCAGAATTGATGGTAAATAAGCCAAATATAAAGTGCTTAAGATTTCAGTGTGAGTGTGGTAATCCCATTCACTGTATGGACGTGTGGATTACAAGTAAAGATGGCATCGCTATTAATTTTAGCATGTATGATGTTATATTAAGTGGGCCAAGAAGTATACCATTGAAGTTTTTTACTGCAATAAGATATGTTTTTGGCCTTCCTTTAGTAACTCATGCATTTACACTGAGAAAAGATGATTTACAAGATATGATTAATTATTTAAATGAAAGTAAAGTTATTGATATAGTATCCACATTTACGGGGGTGAAATAATATGTTATCGGATATATTCAATATGAGGGGATTATTAGCATTAATAACATGGATAGGTACTTCTATATTTATAGGAGTCGGAGTAGATGTTCCAGATTATTGGATTGGATTCATGGGAGCAATTAATGCTTGGTATTTCCAAAGTGCTGAAATTAAAACGGTTTTGACCAAATTAATGGGTAAAAATCAAGATAAGAGTTAGGTACTAGTTGTAGTATAGTTTAATGTAACTTACATGGAAAAAACTTGTAAAAATAATTATTTGAAGCTGTTTTGTCGCACTTTAAACATATTTGACGCATATATAATATTAGAAGGATATTTTCAATGATAAGACGTGTCCAAGACGCAGATTACAACTATGATAAAGTAATGTGCGATAACCATGAAAAAGAGTACCTATGTACTGTTTGCAAAATTAGATTTTTATGTTATACTACTAATATACATGAGATAATTTTATTGAAAAGTGGAGATTACATAGATTTTCTTAATTTTGTAAATGATTATAGAATAGGGAGGAAGTGGTAATGTTCATTACGGAACATTTTTTCAAGTGGGCATTGTCTGCAATATTCGTAGCACAAGTAAATGCTACGGAAAAAATGCTACTTGAGGAAGAATTGGAAGATGATAATCGGGGGTGTGAGGATTCGACCTTAAGTGAAGATATAAACTGCAAGTCGAGTGCTGATTCTCGTAAACCAGCAGAAAAAAATAAACGCCAATGGTATAATGGCTATTATACCTCTAGAAGATGAGGTATACATCTTGCAGGAAGAGTCATGCAGCGATCCTGTAAAGATGACGTTAGCTGCATGTTTTGCTTAAAAGCATCATATTAAAATAAGGTTGTCCACCAGTAGGTTTAAGTTTTATGATCTTATTAAGTATTAATGAAAGAATTAATACATGTGCCTACAGAAAAAGACTAAACTTGTAGAAGGTTTATGTTGGAGCTTTTTGGGACGGGGAGTTCGACTCTTCCCCACCTCCACCAATATTTAATAGAGAGGATACAAGTTGTATGTGATGACTATAGTAATAATAATTTTTTGGTTGTGGATATTTATAGGAATATTTGCACTAATACAATCTGGAAACAAGGTAAATGAATAAAAAAGATATAGATAATAAAATATCAGATTTTGAAAATGTAATTGCTACTTATAAGATAAACAAACCTAAGATTATTTCAATTGAGGCAGAAAATAAATCTCTACCAACTATGTTAAATACTTTTAGGAAATTAATTAAAAACGGTATTCCGCCAACACAAGATGAGTTTGTATCAGAGTTTAAAAAACTAAATCCAGACATTACTTTAAAAGGATTAAACTCTAGGTTGTGGAAAGCTTATTTATCGTTTGTAAGAGAATATCATTTAGGGTTATTATTAAAGAAACATTTTAATAAAGTCATATATAAAGAGGAAATAGATATTTCTGGCATAGACTACATAATTATTTATAAGAGACATGCATTTAATATACATGCTTTTATAGACACTGATAATAGTAGATTTTGGCGGTCTGTTAAAGACACTAGGCATACTTTTAGTGGTACGCACATAGATTTACCACTAGATTTGTCTAAAGGGAAAAGGGTAGGAAAGTTTATTTTGTATACTGATAATAATGTTTATAATCTAAAATCTCAAATGGAAAAATTTGTATACCAACCAGCTTTGAAAAACGAAGAAAATTTGAACGTAAAAAATGGTGAAGCTGGTATACAAAATTCGGAGGGGTTTTCGACTATATAATTATCTTATAAATAAATAGATGATCCTAATAAGATCCTTTATTAAATAAACAGGTGATAGCGGGTATGGATAGTAATGTAGACAAGAAGAAGCAAATAATAGACAAGTGTACTAAAAGTATTAATGATCTCAATATCATTATTGATAATATTAATGATGTAGATAGTAGCGAGAGTAGAATAGCTAGATTATCTAGAAATAAGTTAGTATTTACATTATTTGAATTGATGGATAGAATGTCTGATACTGAAATTGAAATTTATAACTATCTTAAAGGGGGTAGATAATGAATTGTTCTTTAAAGAAACTAAGTCATAATAATATATCAAAACCACAATATGCTGAAACATTTTTCAAATGCCCAATTGTGGATAGACAGATTTGTTTGTGGTGTTGTCTTCATATAGGTGAATTAGCTGATCCTAAAACAAGTCTTCATGCTTCAGAGTTTTCTACCGAATATGATGAGAAAATACCTAAAATTACAACTCGTGATTGGGATGATATGTGGGTTACTTGTCAAAAATGTAGAAACAGGTAATTAAATGCAAGGTAAAGAACTCCAAGATTTGGCTAGAAGTGTCGACAAATTAAAACTAGCTGCGAGAAGATTGCAACTAAGTGCTAATGATTTAAAAAGAATTAGCCAAATTCCAGCACTTTCATATAATGAGTTGGAGTTAATAAGGAGAGTTTTCAAGTCTGTCAAACCTAGTATTAGGGGAAAAGAAGATAAGGAACTTGCAGATTCAATATTGGAGAAGACTGAATGGATAGAAAAGGGCGAATGCTTAGACGATTAGCTAATGGTGATAAGACACAATTTATAATTACTGAAGACGATGAAAGAAGACTTCTTCGTGAAGCAAATACAATAGTATTGTGTGGTGAAATAGAAGATTGTTCTGCTCAAGAATTTATAGAAGATTTTTACTTGATTATGAACAAAAGTAATAATCCTATTACTGTTTTAATAGCTTCGGATGGTGGTAATGTTGAGCAGGGACTGGCATGTATTAGAGCAATTAGAAAAGCTCAAGAAAAAGGTATAAAAATTATTGGGTCAGTACACGGTTCTGCTATGTCAATGGCATTTTTTATTCTTCAAGCTTGTGATGTTAGAAAAATGGGACAATTGGACATTTTAATGGCACATGGTATAACATCATTTACACATGGAGATATTAGGAATCTTAATGCAGAACAGAAGTTAATGAAATTTTGGCAAGAAAAAATTGCTACTTTATTAGCAAACAGGTGTAAAAACGATTATTCTAAAATAGAATTTTGGACAGCTATCTTATCGGATAATAAGCCTAACTATTATACTAGTTCTGAGGCTTTAGAAATGGGATTGATTGATGAAGTAGCTCAACATTAAAATGGACGAAGCTTACGATGATTTAATGGTTTTTGTTGATAAATTAATAAGGAAATATAATGTTAGTAATGACGATATTGCTTATATGTTAATGCAGTTGGGTGTAAACTATTATTTTAAAAGCATAGTTTGTAGGAAATTAAATATAGAGGAGAGGGAAGAAAAGGATGAACAATAATTTTGAAGTTTATTTAGCGGGAAAAATAGATGGTCTTACTTTGGATGAAGCAAATAAAGAGAGGCAAATAATAGCTGAAAAATTAATTGCTTATGGTATTAAATGTAGGAATCCTCTTAGGGGAAGAAGTAAGATATTTAATGGTAATGATTTGGTAAACGCTACCTCTGTTAAAGAGTTTAACATTACCATACAGGAAATTATACAAAGAGATCTAAACGATATAAATCTTTGTAACGTTGTCTTAATACTTACAGGAGACGAGCCAAGTTGGGGTACTACAGCAGAGTTTTGGTATGCTACGTTTGTTATTCATAAGCCTACTTTAGTAATTAGTAAAAATAATTATGATATTGAGGGCAGCAATTGGATTAAATACTTTGCTACTAAAATAGTTCCAAATATTGATTCTGCTATTATTACTTTAAAGGAATGGAAATTATATTGGGATAATGGAAATAAAGTTTATGATATGAGGTAAATAAAATGGCAGCTATGACAATAGAAGAATTAAGAGCTAAGGTTAAAGAACTTGGGTTTGATGATAATGCCAAAGTAGTTGTACTTGTTGGTAGGACATCAGACGGTAAATATCAAATTGTTCAAGTTAATGCTGATGGTAAATTAGTAACAACAACTTAATGGAGAGGGCGAACGTGAAGGTTATTAAGAGAACTGGATTAATTACTAAATTCAGTAAGGAAAAAATTATAATTGCAATAACCAAAGCAATGAACTCTGTAGATGAACTTAATGAGAAATTGGCTAATGAAATTGCTGATGAAGTAAGCGAACATTTTGCTTCACATAAAGAAGTTAGTGTAGAAGATATACAGGATTATGTAGAAGATTTACTTATAAAAAAAGGCAGTTCAAAGTTAGCTAAATCTTATATTATGTATAGAGCCAAACGTGCAGAGGTTAGAGAGTTAAAAGATTATCTTGGTATAGAAGATGATTTAAAATTTGGTGTCAATGCTATTTCTTTATTAGATAGCAGATATTTAAAGACAGTAGACGGTAAGAAAGAAACTCCATCTCAAATGTTTAAAAGAGTTGCTAGAGCTATAGCATCAGTAGAGAAAAACTATGGTAACAATCCAGCATATTGGAGTAAGGTTTTTTACAATTTAATGTCTAATCAATATTTTTTACCAAATACTCCGACACTATCAAACGGTGGAAATAAACAATTAAATCATTTATTTGCCTGTTTTGCCTTTGAGATTAGTGATTCTATAGAAGATATATTTCAGACGGTTAAAGATTGTGCAATGGTTCAGAAATGTGGTGGCGGGGTAGGGTTACATTTATCTAAATTACGTCCTGCTGGTGATGTAGTTAAAACTACTGAAGGTATAGCAAGCGGCCCAATATCTTTTATGAGAGTTTTTGATGTAACCAGTGATGTAATAAAACAAGGTTCTATTCGTAGAGGTGGTAATCTTGGATTACTTCTAATAAATCATCCAGACATTCTGGATTTTATAATGTGCAAGAACGATGAAACTAAATTTAATAATTTTAATATATCGGTTGCTATTACTGACGATTTTATGCGTTCTGTTAAGAATGATTTGGATTATGCTCTTGTTAATCCAAAAACCAACAAACTCGTCAAGAAAATATCAGCTAGAAACTTATTCAAGATTATAGCAGAATCAGCGTGGAAAAACGGTGAACCAGGAATTGTGTTTTGGGACAAAGTTCAAGCAGATAATCCGACTCCAAAATTAGGATGCCTTATTAAGAATTTATGTGGCGAAGCAGATTTATTACCAAATGAAGCTTGTTGTCTTGGTTCAATAAACCTATCAAAATTTGTAGATAGGGATGAAAACAAGATAATTTATTCTTCTTTGAGAAAAGTAGTACATCATGCAGTAAGATTTCTTGATGATATTATTGATGCTTCTGATTATCCTACTCCATCTATTGAGAAGGCTGTAAAAGGAAACAGGAAAATCGGTCTTGGCGTTATGGGTTTGGCAGATATGTTGTTTTATTTAGGAATACCATATAATTCCGAAGAAGCTTTAAAAATTGCTGAAGAGGTTATGGATTTTGTTAATATAGAGGCTAAGAAAGCTTCTATTAAATTAGCAGAAGAAAAAGGAAACTTTATAAATATATCACAATCTGTGTTTGATTCTCAATTGAGGAATGCAAGTATAACTGTTATAGCACCAACTGGCTCTCTAAGTATTATAGCAGAAACTACTGGAGGAATAGAACCAGCTTATGGTATAGTGTTTGTTAGGAGTAATATTTTAGGCGGTAAAACATTTTTTGAAGTAAATAAAGCATTTGAAGATATAGGTAAGAAGGAGGGATGGTTTACTCCTGAGTTAGTAGTAAAGCTTTCAAAAACCGATCTCAAAAATGTAGACGAAGTACCCGAAAAATGGAAAAAAGTGTTCGTCACAGCACTTGAGATAACACCAGAATGGCATGTAAAAATGCAATCTGCATTTCAAAAGCATACTACATCTTCTATTAGTAAAACAGTTAACTTACCTAGTAATGCTACAGTTGAAGACGTAGAGAAAATTATAAAGATGGCTTATGACTTAAATCTTAAAGGCATAACTGTTTTTAGAGATGGAAGTCGTAGTGAGCAAGTTCTATCTAAACCACTGTGTATTGAGTGTGAGGAGGGTGCTTGTACTATTAATAATTAATTATAACATTTTGGTTGGTATAGCCAAATGTGGTGTATGCCATTTTTACTTTTATTTTGTTTAAAATATTTAAATAAAGAATTTGGAGTATTTATGCAGTTATTGTGTGCCATATGTAATGAGATAGTTATAAGAAGAGGTTACTTTTGTAAGGATTGTTATCATACTTATAGAGATGATATTATAAATCATGCAGCGTGGGTAAAAGTATGTAGAAGTACCGAAGACGTTAGAAGAAAGCAAGAAGCAAAAGAGAAGAATATCATCTATCTGGGTGATAATCTAGATATTGATAGTGGTGGAAAACTTGTTTTTAGGGATATATAAATGGGTAGAAAAAAGAAAGGTGCAGATGTACAAACCAGATTAAACACATATTTAAAAGATTATGAGCTTGATGAACTAAACAAATCAAACGATTTAGCATCTTTAATACAGATGTGTCAATTAGAAGTAAACATAGCTAAATTAAATGATCACATTTCAAAGCTCGATCCTTCAAAAGATTCTAAGATTTATAAAGATTTAATTATGTCACTTCGTGATGCTACTAACTCGTATACTACGTTGCAAGATCAATTAGGAATAGCTAGGAAGAAAAGAGCAAGTGAGGGTGAAGAGACACCATTAAGTTATATAGAAAAGTTAAAATCTCAAGCAAAACAAATCGTAGATAAAAAATTACACATGCTTATTTGCCCAAAGTGCAGTATTGTGTTAGGTAAGTATCATGTTTATATTACACAAAGAGGAGAACCTAACTCTTTGGCCTATAAAGATAAGCCAATAGAGCAAATAAAATATATTTTTACAGTCGAGTGCTCTAAATGTGGTGCATTAGTTACTACTGATAGTAAAGATAAGTTGGGTATTATTATAGAATGAAAGAGAAGTTGGTATTAGATGATAATGATGTAGCAGTTTCAGAATTATTAAAAGATCCTGTTTGGTTTGGCGAATTTATACGATCGGCTGCCGAAGATAAGCCAGATGTTACTCAATCGTGGGAATTTGATAATTACCAAAAAAGAATGTTGCTTGATATGTCTAATTATATTAGTGCTTGTACTGGACGTACAACTGGTAAAACTGTTGTATTAGAGACACGTTTAATTTATGATGTTGTTTCTGGACTTTATAGTAAAGCAAGTGAAAATGAGGTTTTATTTGTTGTTCAGAATAAAGCACAACTAGAACCAGTATTCCTCAGATTAACTAAGTTCTTCCGTAGGCATCCACTGTTAAAATACTTCATTGATAAGAATAGTATTAATTTTTCTCAACACGAAATTAAATTGTTAAATGGAGCAATGATTAGATGTAGGATTATTGGGTCTACAGCAGATAGTAATATTATTGGTCTTCATGTTCCCTGTATTTATGTTGATGAAGGACAAGTATTTAGTTATTCTGCATGGAACAGTTTAATGCAGTGTTTGACTACGTGGGACGAGGGGTTTAAATTGTGGGTATCTGGAGTTCCTAACGGGTTGAGAGAGAAGAATGTACTTTATGAAGTAGATCAAATAGATAAGAAATTTTCTAAACACAATGTTTCTCGTCTACAAAGCCCAAGATATACTAAAGAGCAACAAGCTACAGATTTGAAACAATACGGTGGAGCAGACGGTGATGATTATGTTCATCTTGTTTTAGGTCAACACGGTTCTCCAGCCTTTTCTGTTTTTGATAGAAAATTGATGAAAATTGATAGCTATCCTGTTGCTGTATCAATATTAAATAATATATCTCTTGAGACAGCAGGCGGAAGATTTTATGAGTTGTTGTCCGCACCAGAACCTCCTCCTCATGATTTAATTATAGCTGGATGTGATATGGGATTTTCTGCAGAACCAACAATTATTACCATTTTATATATGAAAGACAAAATGTGGCGGGAACATGCTAGATTTGAATTGAGAAGAATAAAGTATCCAACTCAAGCTAGGATTATAGATTGGTTAGACAAAATTTATAGATTTAATATGATTTCAATGGATGCTGGCAGTTCTGGTCTGGCGGTATCTCAATTTATACAGGAAAATCAACCTGATATGTTTAAAAGGTTGGTTATGGTAGATTTTCAAGGAATAGTCATTACTGGTTATAATGAGGATGGTTCTGAGCAGAAAGATCGTATAAGAAAATTTACCATTAGTCAATTGCAAAAGTGGTTGCAAAATGATCAAATTTTAGTGTTATCATTGCAAGATGATGACGTTATATCGGAACTGGAACGAGTAGGATTTACTAGGGATATGTTAGGAGTCCCTAAGTACTTTGTATATTCCCCGCAAGGTGGGCAAAAGGGTGAGGATCATATTCTTGCGTCTTTATTGACGTGGGTATATGGGTATTATTATAATTATTTTTCCCCCGAAAAACCACCCGCACAAAGAAAGTATAGTGAACTAGCTCAAGGCGGATGGAATATTCCCAAGAGGTAATATGTAGATGGCAGTAAAGAACGTTATTAAATTGGCAAAAGCTCAAGTGAATCAAATATCTGATCCTTGGTTGCAGGGTAGCATTACACAAATTACTGGTTGGGTTGACAAAATGGAGATACCCAAAGATTATAAGAAACTTATTGATATGTGCAGATTCTTTTATAAACATGATCCAATTGCTGGATCTGTAATAAATAAAATGGTTGATATGTCAATGTCAGAAATGAAAAACAGACAAGGAGATTGCACTGAAGAGGAATTTTTGGTTTATGATTCATTAGCTGATAAGCTCCAAAATTTTTACAGGGATGTTTGTTTAGAATATCTTTTATCTGGCTTAGTTGTTCCTCAATATGAGTGGGTAAGAAAGCCAGGAGACGAAGTTAGTTACAAAATTAATTCACGAAGAAGGATAACAGTTCCAGATAATATCTGGTTCAGAGATCCTGCTACTATTAGAGTGGAAAAGTCCGTGATACCAAATAA